AAACTGGAAAGATTTGCTCTGCTACGCCTGACTGGGACAAGATCAGCAGGATCTGCTAAATAGCCTTGTGAGAAATTACAAGGCTATTTTAGTATGCAAAAACCAAATCAACGAAAATATCATTTCATCTACAAGACAGTATGCTTGCCAACTGGCAAGTTTTATGTTGGGATGCATTCAACAGATCTGTTGGATGATTCATATCTTGGAAGCGGAAAAAGATTATCAAGATCTGTGAAGAAGCATGGGAGAGAAAATCATAAAAGAGAAATTATAGAATCTTTTAATGATAGGCTATCGTTGATAGCCAGAGAGAAAGAAATAATCACATCAGAGCTTATAAAGAATCCGCTGTGTATGAACTTGATCCTTGGCGGGGCTGCATTACATCGACCAGCCACAAGTGAAGAAACTCGTGCCAAGCTCTCAAAAGCAGGCAAAGGGCGCCTTCACACAGAACTCCACAAAGCGAGAATGAGTGCCGCGCTTAAAGGCAGAAAACATTCACCAGAAGAAATTGAAAATCACCGAAAAGCAATGATTGGATTCAAATGGTCCGAAGAAGCATTAGCAAATAGAAAAGCTGGCCAGCGACAATCAAAGAAATTTCAAGAACACCTATCAAAGATAAAAAGAGCCGTAATAATTCACGACATCGAATACCAAGATGTCCGATCAGCAAGTATTGCCCTTGGCATTTCGTCAAGTACGCTTGAAAAGCGTTGCTCATCAAAATCACTGTCATTCACAAACTTCCGGTATAAAGATAACTCGTAAATAGGATATAGACTTATTCTAGGTTGCCATGCCATTCTCAGCAAAAAATGTCCTAAATGATTCTCAGATCGCGCTTGAAAAAGTTGCGACTGATAAATTCGGCAATGTCGTTGAAGACTTTGCTCGCGGGGGTCTCGGCGGATTTCTGCCAGCAGTCGATCCAAATGCGCCGGTAAATCGTAATGATGGTTCGTGGTATGCGACGTCATATGCCGCTGGACTTGCTGGCGCGACAAACTATCGCCCAAAATTGAAGTTCCTTTTCAAAGTCGAATTCATTTTTACTGAAGCAGCAAAGGCGCATATTAGAAGTCGATTTGGCGATGCGCGATATAACTCACTACTCAAAAATGAATTTACCTTCATGATCAAGTCTGTTGATCGTCCAAAGATCGACTTTGAGTACGAAGAAGATGTAAACATGTACAACTTCAGAACGAAGATTCTGAAGAAGATTCGACATCGTGATTTGACCGTTACATTCATGGATGATGCCGGAAATCGTGTGTTCGATTTCTTCAGAATGCTGATGGACATTCATTCGCCAATTTCTGCTGGTGGTCTTTATCGAGATCGTTCGTTGACAAAACCCGACAACAAAAAATTGTCGGTCGGGTCCGGTATGGCATTCAATGCTACATCAAATAGCAAGACCGATGATATGGCGCACCGATCGGTCGTTAACTCTCAATTCGGTAATTCAATTGAGGCAATTCGCGTTAAGCAGATTTTCATTGATCCACAATCGACATTGTCAACAGCAACTCATATGGTCGCGTTTGACTTTATCAACCCGCGAATCATTTCATTCGACTTAGACGAATTGTCGCACGAGACTAATGACGTCAATCTCTTGACAATGATTTTTGATTATGACTGGATGGAAATGGTTGACATCGGCGCACTTGGCGCTAATGGCACCACTTACACGCAAGATTTCAATGTCAAAGTTCCAGGTGTCCATGGTGCCCCAAGTGACATCACGCCGAACAAAGCGTCTGGAGCGGTTGGTAATGGAAGTGGCGGCGCCAATCCAGTTGCTGGTGCTATTGGAAGCATTCTTGGGCGAGGCGCTCAAGAGATTACCTCTGACCTTATTGGCAAGACGCTTGGATCTATCGGCGGCAGCGGGCGTTTCTCCACAGCGATTGGTGGTATTGTTTCAAGTGCCGTTAGCGGACCAATTGGCGGGTTTGTATCTGGCGCAGCGCGTGAACGACTCGGCGGACTGTTTAGCTCTGTTCAAAATCCGAATGCTCGCGCAAGTGCGGCGATGGTAACCGATTCAACAACCTCTGGATCAGACAAGCAACGGTCCGCGGTTTTCTCAAGCAGCGCATATACTGGTTCAGATCCTGCTCAGGAGGCATAATGGCAAAAGCATTCGCAAGTGGGCGCTTCATTCCGAAGAACCCACAGAAATACGTTGGCAAGAGTGCCAATCAGATTATGTTTCGTTCTAGCTGGGAACTTGCTTTCATGAAATGGTTGGACAGCAATAATGCTGTTCTTCGCTGGGGTTCAGAAGAACTTGCCATCCCGTATGTGAGTCCACTTGACGGTCGTGTCCATCGATACTTTCCAGACATGGTCATTATGTATTTGAACACTGCTGGCGTTGTTTGTAAAGAGATCATCGAAATCAAACCACACGCTCAGAGCGTTGCTAAACCTAGAATGAGCGACAGGGATGCTGCTGCCCTACTCGTTAATAAAGCAAAGTGGGAGTATGCCGCAGACTGGGCAGAACGAAACGGCGCGAAGTTTCGCGTCATCACTGAGAAGACGATGTTCCTCAACAAATCTTCTATAAATAAGAAGAAAGTTGGAACTTCTGTTTAAGGAATAAAAATGGGTGAAAAGACACGTCGAATCAAAGACCGAAAGTATCATTACATCTATAAAATAACTAGAGACGACGGTAAGTATTATATTGGTCTTCACAGCACAGATAATCTTGATGATGGATACTTTGGTTCTGGGCAAGTATTATGGCATTCTATTCGGGCGCATGGAAAAGAAAAACATTCAATGGAGATTCTCGAATTCTTTGATTCTAGAGATGCTATTAACGAACGAGAAAAACAACTTGTTTCTCTCGAAGAGGTTAAGTCTAGAGAATGCTTGAATTTACGGTGTGGCGGATCTTATGCTTATCGAAAACCAGAAAGTGCCGAAAGTAGTAAAAAGAAGTCTATCGCACTAAGAGCATTTTACGATTCGCCAAGAAGTTTAATAGTTAGGGAAAAGATTAGTGTTGCTAATACCGGTAAAACACTGACAGACGAACATAAAAGAATTTTATCGAAAACGTGTGCTAGAACTGTTAAGCGACTGAAAGAAACAGGCGAATGGGAAGAAGTAAAAAGACAAAACTCCCTCGCTCATATAGGCAAAAAACAGAGCGACGAAACAAAATTAAAGAGAGTCGCCTCCATCAAGAAAACTAAAGACACTCTATATGGCGGTAAGTATACATTTTCAGACAAGGCAAAGGCAAATATTTCTGCTGCCCAATTAGGTAAGAAACGCGGACCATATGAGAAACGGACTATTTTATGAATGATCTTTTGAAAACTAAAATCACAAACCCATTAGACGAGTTGTTTGATACTCTTCCAATGGATCTGGCAACAGGCGATGAATATGTTCCGTCAACCGAAGGTGAATTGGCGACACTTCAGGGTCAAGAAGCACCGCCGGAAAAAGATGAAGAAGACATTGCTATTGACGGAAAGATCGACACCGTTTACGATGCCGCACTCGCCGCCTTCAATCAGCAGACTCAATATTGCGAAGTTATTGAACCTCGATATGCCGCCCGAAATGCTGAGGTTGCTGCTGGATACTTGTCGATTGCGTTGAATGCCGCTACAGTTCGTGCTCGAGTTAAAGGCGATCGAAAGAAGCAGGCTCAGTTTGTCCCGTTTGCTAACGGTAACAAAGCAAATGGCAACGTTGTAGCATCGCGAGAAGACATTATGCGTCTGATTGCTATTGATGCTGAGACAAAACCTGTTTAAGAAATCTGCTTTATAGTTCGCCACCAATCATAAATACACTACTCTCTCTCTTATTGGATTCTCAAATGAAACAACTCAAAGCATTAGCAGCACTCGCCGAAGCAAAAAACTACCTTGGCGAAACAGAATACACCACTTGGAAATCGTGGAAGGCAGCGGTTAAGAAGGCAAATCCTGCTGCTTGGATTGAAGGCGATGAAGACATTGCTCAAGCAATGGTCGGACCAAAACCATACAAGCGCGGTGAAACAAAATCAATTGGCGAATGGGGTGGTGATGTTGGATCCATCTTCAACGTTGATGTCAAAGAATCTACTATTACTGAAGCGCGTGTTCCTTCGTGGTTCAAAAGGGGAGCAAAGGTCAAACTCGCCCCTGACTATGTTGATAAAGACCCAGATGAAGTATTCACACTCGTGAGTGCTGATGAGGAAGATGGGCGCGGTCGTATCGAAGACGAGAACGGTCGTGGCTGGGATATTCGTCACTATCAAGTCTATTCTTCACGCGATAAACCACCGGTGAATGAGAACACTGAACTTCAGTCTCTTGGTAAAGAATTGAAAGCAAAACCAGTTGCTGCTCCAGTCGCAGCCGCTGTGCCAGCATCTGATGAACCAGAAACTCCTGCTGATGAAACAGCTGAAGAAGCAGCGCCAGAATTCAAAGTTGGCGATGTAGTAGTTCCATCAAAAGGACCACACAAAGGTGAAAAGCACGAAGTTATTCGCGTTCGCGATGACGGTCGTATCGACATCAAGCCACAAGGCATTGAAGGCGAAGCAGTCAAGTATCGCAATGGCGGTGCTATTGCTAAGCCGGAAGATCTGGTTCTTGCCGAAGGTTATGCTGCTCAATTCAAAGGGTTCAAATTGTTCAAGCAGGGTTCATTGCTGACTCAAGTGTCTGTTGACCTTGTTGAAGCAACTGATGCTAAGACAATGTCGAAGGCAAAAGACCGAATCAAAGAAATTACAAAAGAGATGGATGCCATCATTGACGGTGGCGGTCGTATGCCTGAGAACGATCCACTTATGCAAGAGTTGCGTGCTCTTCGCCGTAAGATTTCTTCGTTGAAGAAAGTCTCTGAAGCAGTTTCTGCTGAAGACTTAGATG